CATTTCCATAGAGTGGATGAATTTGATATTGGTACAGGTGAAGTACATATCTGCGGTACGATGAAAGGTGGAGATGAATACGCTCTTCAGAAACTTGTTGTATATACGCCACCGAAACATATCGTAACATATTGGCATCCTCTTCATGGGTATATAGGGAAAGAAGTACTTTACTTAGATAAATATGACACATCTAAAGAGACTTTTATAGATGTAATTCCAGAGACTTGGATAAATTCAGTATAATTAAATGGGGGAGCGATTATGGTAAATAAAAGTCAAATAATTCAAAGAGCTATACAGACTGATTTACCTAGATTAATTGAGTCTGCGCTTGAAGCTCAAGTACATCAACAGGGTGGAACTGTACAGAGAGCAGGCTCTCAGATTAATTTTAAAATACCCCTAACAGAAGGAAATTCGTATACATATCAACCAAAGCAACCAAAGCAAGTAGCTGGATATAGGAAAAAAGATGGAACATATGTTGATGGACATCAACGACAAGCTGCACCTATAACAGTTGCTTTAGATTCCGCTAATGTGGATATTGGGGCAGTAATATCTAGAGTATTGCCTGCATTTATAGCAGAAGTACAACAAAAATTATAGGAGAGTCCAATGAATCTTAGTCAAGTAACAGATGAACATGAATATATTATGGCGCAACATTCTCGTATGGTAGGTAGAGTATTAGATTTAATAGAAGCATCTCTACCTGAAGGTACACAATGCGATAAGCTTAAAAAGCTAGTTCAAGTGCCTATTTATGATTTTAGGAATGAAATGCTTCAATTGACAACTAAAGATAAGACTAATATATTAAAAACATAGTGATTAATATATGTTTCCAGACTTTTACCGCTATCTTAGTATAATAAGATAGACGTATTCAACGTCAATAGTATTCAGTTATCTCAAGGTCGGAGGTGGCTTAGACCAACCTTTTGAAAGTCTGAATTAAGATTTTTATAGGAGGTACGTTATGTCCGATTTTGATAACAGGATCGAGAAACAGATGGAGGGTACTAATCTTGCTCTTGCTGCCGTTGCCGAAGTTCTCCAGAAGATGGATGATCGGTTGAATAAGGCAGAAGAACAAGAAGATTATTCGGCTAGATTGGCTTCAGAACAGAATGAGATGTATCAGACACATGTGGAAAAGACAGAGTTAGTAAAGGCAATTGCAGGCGAAGTTCTCGATGTCATTAAAGGCGTTGGGGAATCCAAGCAAGGAATGGACGTAGACGGTGCAGGATCACGGAAAGCGAAAGCTTCTGTTGGTTCTAGTGGAACCATAACCGGCGGGGCAAATGATGATAGTAAAGCTATCACGCCTAACACAGATACTAAGACAGTTGGGCAGGCAATTGAAGCTATGCAGAAGCAATTGCAGATGATCAAAGCTGGTTATGGCATGACCAAGGATGAAGGTGAAAATGGCGATCCCGATGAAGAGACAGAGGAAGAGCGTTTGGAACGAGAAGCTATGGAAGCAGCAGCAGCAGAAGAAGGAGAAGGTGATTCAGCGGAATATCCAATGCAAAACGCTATTCAAAATCTTCAGAAGCAGATGAATAATTTCCAACGAAACGTGGGTGACAAGATTGTGACCGAATCTGAGAGGCGACTCGCAAAGATGGGCTTCAAAGAGGAAACATCACTACAACGTCCGTCACTGATTCATTATGATGACGTGAACGGTGTCCCACTAGGCATTGATGGTACGACTATGGTGCAGAAGTCTGAGGGCTTGGATGTAGCAGATCAATTGGCTACCATGTCTTATAAACAACTGCGCGAACTCCAGTTCAAGGTTGAAAATGGAGAGACAGACGGCGTACCGCAGGAACTACTGTAATATAACAAGGAGGACACGCTATGGCTAATCCATCACTAAGCGAATTTGTTTCGCAGTCTCAGCGTGGGCTTTATCAGTCTGTATTTGGCCCCGATTTCATGAAAAAGGCGGCTTTCCAGTCGTCTGATGCGGGGATTTTTACAACTACCTATGGACGAAAGGTTTGGCAGGCGCTAAATAACCAGACTCGCTTTTTCAATGCGATTCCCAGAACGGTCTGGGGCAACACAGCTGGTTGGCGTGTACGTTCAGATCGAGGCACGGATCGCTCACTTCCCATTAGGGAAGCTGGCACTCTTCCAGACGTAGATGTATCGCAAATCGAGACAATTTCTAGCTTGCCGCGTATCGTAGGTACAACCTTCGGTGCATCGGTCAAGGCCGTCTTCGCCGCTCAATTAGAGGGTGGTGTTGGGGACGTGCTGGCGCTGGAAAATGAGAATGCCCAGCTAGACCATATGAAAGAGATCAATCAAGAACTTACCGCAGGCAGTTACGCACTTGCCGCAAGCGGAACCACGTCAACTTTTGTAACAAACGCCACGACAGCCTCACGGAACTTCCGTATTGGTGACGGCGTTGGTGTTTATGACACCTCTGGGTCGGCGGCTATTGACCTCGCAACCGCATCCACTAAACAGATTTCGACTATTTCTAGTGGAACAATTACAGCAAATGCAGTCTTCGCGTCATCGCTTAACGTTGACGTAGATGATGTGCTGGCGGTACGAGAACGTGCTGGCTTTACGTCTATTGATGACGTGACATGGGCTGGCGACGTAGTAGTTGGAACGGCTACTGGTTATGTACAGAATGTTAGGTACAATCAGGTCGGTAGTATGGCATCCGGTGCTTGGAATGCACCCGCTAGTGTTCAGATGAATGCTGGCGTTGGTAGGGATTTATCCCTTAACCTTCTTGATACTTCGATTCAGAAGATCAGGGAGAATGGTGGTGAGCCTAAGCTTTTGCTGATGGGTCATGACCAGTACTTCAAGCTGGAAAGGCTTTTGAACTCCCAGCAACGGTATATGGGACAGGAAGAGTATCAGGTCGGTGTCGGTTCGGAGCGAACGTTCCCCGGTACACGAACTGGTCTAGTCCTTGCAACCTATATGGGCATCCCCATTCTTCCAGATGCGGACATTGCCAAGTCTCAAACTGCATCAACCGGCGCAGGGCAAGGTTCCTTTATTTATGCCTTGGACACAGACTTCCTTGAGATTGCGGTAGCACAGCCTACACAGTACATTGAAAACCGAGACTACTTCGCTGCGGATCAGTTGGTAGTTAGGGGATTACTGTACACGATGGGTGAGTTGCGGTGCAGGAACTTCTTTGTACAGGCCAAGATCGGCAACCTTAACGCTTAAATAATCTGTGGGGGGGTTGGGGATAAAATCCCAACCCCCCTTCATCCATAAGGAGGAACGATATGGCAATGGTAATTTCAGTTCCCGGTAATGCTTCTGATATGGCAGGAGTACCGGGAAATACTAAATATGTCGTAAAGACATGCACCTTCTCCGGAACGTATGCTGGCGCTTCGTTAACACCTACGCTGTTAGGTTTAGAACAAATTCATCTAGTACTTTGCTCTAATGAAGCTAGTGGTGGAGCAAACTCTGCGTATGTAGCACAGTATGACTATACAAATGAGACACTTGATTTGTATGTAGCTAGTGGAGATGGGAATGCCCTTGAGGAAGCTTCTGGAACAGTTGCGGAAGTAGTTAGAATTATAGCTTTTGGTAGATAGAGCCAATGGCAAAGGTGACGCACGATGACACCATTAACCTTACTAGATATATGGAAAGATTGGATAATTATATAGAGAGTCAAGAAACATTAAATCGCACCCTGTGTTTACGACTGGAAAAGCATGGAAATGAAATAGATAAAATACAAAGCTGGCAATTAAAATTCTATGGGGCAAAATGGGTTACGGGTGCATTAGGAATCCTAGTTCTCCATACTACAGTAGTTCTTTCCGCTATTTTAGGTATGATGCGCTGGATTAAATAGGAGAACGCTATGGCAATTTCTGATTATTTAGACGCAGAGCATTGGCACGGATGGGAAATAGACCCTAGTACTCGTACTAGTGTTCATGCATGGACGAAGTATATACCATTTAACGGTGTGGTTGGAACCAATGGAGAGTTCACACCTACTGGTGGTGCTGCAAGAACATCTCTCATGACCGTGGACACAAATGATCCAGCCCATAACTTAGTAACTAATCCACGAGTGGAAGATACTACGATTTCAATGTTTACACCCGTTGGATTAACTGATAGCAACGGAGATTTATCAAGAAGTACAGCAGTTACAGCCGCACTTGGAGCGGCTTCGTTATTGGCAAGTCCAACGGGAAGTGTCGTTGGTGAAGGTTTTTATTGGACGACTTCCACACTTCCCGGTAATGTACAAGCCCCACGTTATATAACGGCATCTTGTGTAGTTCGTGGCGGGTCGAGTGGAGCCGTGAAATTAGCAATTCAAAGTTCAGCCGGGGTTGAATTAGCCGCTAGTTCAGCGCATACTTTAACTACTAGTTTTGTGAGACTTAGTGTATCCTATTTGATTCCTTATACCTCAACTCCTGTAGCCTTTCGAGTAGCTGTTGTTACGGCTACCGCTGCTCATTCAACTGATTTTTATACAGATAAAATTATGGTAGAAAGTAATACCACGGGTGTTGCAAATACATATGTAGATGGAGCATTACCTAAAACAGCATCAGGACAACATTATCAGTGGGAAGGTACAGCCCATGAATCAGCGTCAAGAGTACGACCCGGTGTTAGAGTAATTAGAGGTGTCCGAATTAGAAACGATAGCGCTAATCCTTTGTATGTAGGAATAGATGCAGATTTACTTACAACAAACTTAGCCGAAGAAGGTATACAGGTTATACAAAACGAAGTATTTGAAACAATTTTTCCCATTGATGCCCGTAATAAAATCACAGTACGAACTACCGGTGGCGATTCTACGGTACACGGAGTAGTATGGGGTCTTCATGAGGGATAAACATGGTTATAGCTAAAACGCAGACAGGAAGTTATAAACCAACAGTAACTGGGTTTAAAACTCTTCAATCTCCTACTTCTAAAACTCTTTCAACACCATCCAAGCTTACGTGGTTGGAAAAAGGTGGTCAAAAGGGTGGACGCACAACGCTAGAAGAAATTTCAAATGCTCTAGATGAATATTCTCGACTCTTCAAAGCTGGCATTGCTTCTAATGCTGAGAAATTTACCCTTGCTCGTGCTTTTCCTGACGCTCCTTCTTATGTTGAAGCGACTAAAACTATTAGTCCTGATGCTATAATGGTGATTGGTGGCCCAGCGTCTGTTGAAATGATTGATAAAGAAGGTCATTTGATTACTACGGATGCATTGTCCAAAGCGTTTGGTAAGTATATGGATAATTTCCGAACTCGTAATGCAATGGTTCTTCACTCCGATGTTCAGGTAGGGTGGGCATTACCCGCTTATATTACCAAAGGTGGACAAATATATAAAAGTGGTATTCATGGAAAAGAATTATTTTTTATTTGTGAACTACGTGATGACACTAAGATTGCTGAACGTGTGATGAAACAGATTGATGAAGGAAAACTTCGCTCCTATTCCATTGCCGGGTCTGCCACTAAAGTACAAAATGTTCAAAAAGGTGCGACACCTTATATGCAAGTAGATGATATGGAACTGGCCGAAGTTACCGTTTGTGAAAAAGGGGTAAATGAGGGGGCCAGTTTTCAAATTTTAAAGGCACAAACAGGTAAAATAGATAAAGAACAAGCGGGATATCGACCCGCTACCGAAATTGAACTTACAAATAATATTATGTGCGGCACATGTAAATATTTTAATCCCGCAGATAAAACATGTGAGAGTGTCGATGGGATTTTTGAAGATGCAGATTATTGTAAACTGTTCGATGCTATTGAAGCTCCAGTTGATGATGATAGTGCTAATACAATGAAGGTCAAAGTGCGTATAATGTTATCAGATGACGATAAGATTGATTTTACTAAAACTTTGCAGGAACTAGTTAAAAATCCGGAGTGGAGTACATCAGAAGTACAAACACAACGAGATTGGTGGGACTTTACGAAGGAATATAAGGAGAATTCTATGACATATACACAACAGTTAATTAAACAGGTAGTGCAAGACTTGATGAAAGCCAGAGATTATAGCTCGTCAGGTGTAAGTGAGTTAGGAGGGGGTATAGATTCTACGGCAGGGCTAAGTGACCGCCCAGCCTACAAGAAGCCTGTTAC